AACTTTTCTGAAGATACAATCACAGCGGATCAACACGCTACAGGAGCTATGACGCCACAAGAAGCAAATGCAGAGATAAGCAAGCTGACTGCGCCTGGTACTGCGTATTGGGATAAATTACACCCAAACCATCAACAGGCCGTGGACGATGTTTTTAAATTAAGACAAATGGCTCACCCAGATTTAGCGGAATAATCTTTTTAAGACTCCGTTTGACAGCTGAGTATAGATCAGCCGATTAGCAATCGTAAAATGTAAGAGGACCCGAAAGGATAATTTTCTGATTTTTTTTAACTTAACATTGTAAAAAAGGAGGACTCTATGAGTTCACAAATTACAACTGCATTTGTCGAGCAGTATTCTGCTAACGTACAAATGTTGTCACAACAGATGGGATCACAACTCAGATCTGCGGTGGATGTTGAGAGTATTACAGGAAAAAATGCGTTCTTCGAACAAATTGGTTCTGTAGCAGCTGTTAAGAAAACTTCAAGACACGCTGATACGCCACAACTGGATACTCCACACGCACGTAGACGAGTAAGTCTAGATGACTATGTGTGGTCTGATCTTATCGACGATGTTGACAAAGTTAGAATGTTAATCGATCCAACTAGCTCTTACGCCAAAGCAGCCGCTGCTGCTATGAATAGAGCTATTGATGATGTTATCATTACAGCTTTGGGCGGCACTGCATTTACTGGCACTACTGGTGGAACTTCAACGGCTCTGCCAACTGCAAGTAAATTTGCAACATCAAACCAATCAGATGGTTTAACTATTGCTAAGTTATTAGCGGCTAAAAAGCGTTTTGACTTACAAAGTGTTGATCCATCAATCCCTAGATACATTGTATGTGGTCCACAACAAATTTCTGATTTGTTGGCAACTACTGAAATTAAATCTAGTGATTTTAACACAGTTAAAGCCCTAGCTCAGGGTGATGTAGACAGTTTCTTAGGATTCAAGTTTATTACATCAAACAGACTTAGCTTTGACTCAACTAACACGGATGACAGGTTATGCTTTGCCTTCACTCAAGACGCAGTAAAACTTGCTATTGGCAAGGACATTACAGCTAAAATTGACGAGAGAAACGATAAAAACTACTCGACTCAAGTTTACTACTGTATGTCAGTAGGTGCGACTAGAATGGAAGAAGTAAAAGTATTCCAAATTCCGTGCAACGAATAATAGGAGGATATTATGGCTACAGTTTATTCAGTTCAAAAAACTAAATACAACCAGAATGTACCTTCTGAAAAAATCAAAGCTAATGAGCTTGGTGGCAGAATGAGGGTTGCTTACGCACAATACGAAGCATCTTCTCTAGCATCTGGCGATGACATTGAAATGTTTATCCTGCCTGATGGTGCAAGAATATTGCACGGCTACTTAGCACACGATGCTATGGGTAGCTCCACAACACTAAGTGTTGGACACGGAGCATACAAAAATGCAGATGGTACATCTGTCGCAAAAGACGTTGATGAGTTCTATGCAGCAGCAGCTTCTACTTCAGCCCAAAAGGTGAACGTAGCAAACACTCTTGCTCTTGGATCAGGTATCGAGGTCGACGCTGATGGTGACGGTTATAACGTGACTGTGACTATGGGCGGTGCAGCAGGTACTGGCTCAATTGAATTAACAATGTTTTACGTTGTTGATTAATTAACTAGGGCGGCCTACGGGCCGCCCATTAATTAGGAGATTTATAAATGAGTGACACTCACAAAACAAAAGACGGCAGAACCGTAAAAAAAGGTTTATATTATTATATGAACAAAAGAAAAGCTGCAGGCACAAGCCGTAAAGGCAAAGGCACTGTGACTGATAAAGCCCTAGCTCAATCTGCAAAAACTGCATACGATCCAGGCAAAAAAAAGAAAACAATGGTAGGTTAGGAGATATTTATGCCACATACACCCACACACCAAAACAAAAATAAAAAAAACAAAAATAAAAATAAAAGCCTGGCAGCTATGTATGGCGATCCAAACGTAGTCACTAGAGGTGATGTTATTGCTGCAGCTATCAAAAATAAAAAGAAAAATACTTTGGTAGGTTAATGGCTAAAAAAGAACACCAAAACCCATCAGGTGGACTGAACAAAAAAGGCAGAGAATTTTATGGTGTAAAAGCACCTGTAAGCAAAGGCACTAACCCTAGACGAGTTAGTTTTGCTGCAAGATTTTCTGGTATGCAAGGTCCTTTAGAAAAAGATGGTAAACCGACAAGGTTAAAACTTGCACTGAAAAAATGGGGTTTTGGAAGTAAAGAAGCGGCAGCTAGTTTTGCTGCCAACAACAAAGCATCAAACAAAAAAAAGACACTTGTAGGTTAATATGACATCAGTAGTAGAAATTTGTAATTCAGCACTTAACAGTCTAGGTGCTTCAAACATAACAGCATTGACTGAGGACTCACGCAACGCAAGATTATGCAATCAAAGATACGAGCCAATTCGTGACGCTATTTTTAGAACGCATTATTGGAATTGTCTTGTAAAACGTGTTGAGTTAGCCGCAGACAGCACTGCTCCAGTTTACGAATACACACAACAATACACATTGCCCACTGACTGTATCAGGGTTATCCAAATAGGAGGGTTTCATAATGGATCATCTTCTATGCTTGATAACGGACAAACATATAAATTAGAGGGTAGAAAAATAGTGACAGACGAGGAAAGTGTATTTCTAACTTATCTTGCAAAAATAACTGACCCGCAGCAATATGATACTCTTCTTATTGAAACAATTGCTGCAAGATTAGCTGCAGAATTAGCTTATGCAATAACACAATCTAACACAGTTGCATCACAGCTTGACGCTATTTATAGAGATAAATTAAAAGAGGCAAGATTTGCAGACGCTACAGAGGGAACACCGTACGATATTGATGCTAGTACATTTATAAATTCGAGGTACTAATGGCAAAAACTACTTTTGGCTTTGCAAGTTTTACATCAGGTGAACTGTCACCAAGACTTGACGGGCGAATAGATTTAGAAAAATATTTTAGTGGTACAAAAACTTTAGAAAATATGGTCATACACCCACACGGAGGCGCATCTCGCAGACCTGGGACCAAGTTTGTTGCTGAAGTAAAAAACAGTGGTGATCAAACAAGACTTATACCTTTTGAGTTTTCAACGACACAAACTTATATGATGGAGTTTGGCGATCAATATATTAGATTTTTTAAAGACAACGGTATCATCACAGAAGCTGCTAAAACAATAACAGGTATTACAAAAGCTAATCCTGGCGTAGTCACTGCATCCAGCCACGGCTATTCTAACGGTGATTATGTAATTTTAAGCGGCATAGTTGGTATGACAGAATTAAACGGCAGACAATTCAAAGTTGCTGGAGTTGCTACTAACACATTTCAATTACAAGATACCGACGGCAACAATTTTGATACATCATCACTTACAACGTACGCATCAGGCGGCGAGGCATTTAGAATATATCAAATAACATCACCATACGACAAAGCTGATTTATTTGAGATTAAATATGCACAATCTGCTGATATTATGTACATCGTCCATCCTGGTTATGCTATACGTAAATTAACACGGACAGGACACACTTCCTGGACACTCAACACCGTTTCAATAACAGGCTCCCCTTCACCAGGCCTTACAGGGTCAGATAACTTTCCAAGCTCAGTGACATTTTTTGAACAAAGATTAGTTTTTGCTGGTACAAATAATAATCCGCAATCTTTATGGTTTAGCGTAGGCGGTAGTTATGAAAATTTTGCTACAGGTACTAACGCTACCGATGCTATGATCTACACAATTGCAAGTAATCAGGTTAACGCTATAAGATTTTTATCTAACCAAACACAATTGTTGATTGGTACTACAGGCGGTGAATTTATTGCAACATCTGGTACAAATAGTGAGCCAATTACACCTACAAATATTCAGATCATAAGGCAAACAAACTACGGATCAGCCAATGTTGACGCAATTCAAATTGCTAACGTCACAATGTTTTTGCAAAGAGCAAAACGAAAAGTAAGAGAGATGGTTTATAACTACGAGGTTGATGGTTTTATTGCACCTGATATGACAATTTTAGCGGAACATATAACCAAAGGCGGTCTTAAAAGTTTTGCATACCAACAAGAGCCAGATTCGATTTTATGGGCCACAAGAAATGATGGTGTACTACTGGGCTTAACTTACCAAAGAAATGAAAAAGTTGTTGGGTGGCATCGTCACATTCTTGGTGGGTATGATTATAATAGTAAAAATATTGCCAGGTCTTTTAAAAGTTTTACGTCTAATGGTAGCAATGTAAACATAACATCAAACAGCATAACAATCAGCTCACACGGTTTTTCAACAGGTGATCCTGTTTATTATTTTACAGAAACAAATGCTATTGGTGGAATTACAACAGACTTACTATATTTTATAATATCAGTTGACTCTAACACAATAAAATTAGCAACCACAGCTGCAAACGCAACAGCGGGTACTGCGGTCGATTTAACATCAGCACCAAGCACAGACACCACTCAATTTATTTTTAAGGGTGTCAATCTTGCTACTAATGTAGTGTATTCTGCATCACACGGATTATCTACGGGTGATCATTTTTATTATAATTTAGGCGGCACTGGTTTAAGCAACATAACAGACAAAGCTAAATATTTTGTGAAAAAAATAGATGATGATCAATTTAAAATTGCACTAGACAGTAAATTAAAAACATTTGTCGATTTACAGTATGATGTAAGTGTGACATCTGCCAGGACTGATAAAATTTTAGTTGATGCAACCGTTGAGTCTATTGGTGTCATACCGTCTGATCAAGATGAGTATCAATTATATTTAGTTGTAAAAAGATACATTAACGGAGCTACAAGAAGGTTTGTTGAATTTTTAACTGCTTTCGATTTTGGTGAGACACAAGATGATGCTTTCTTTGTGGACAGTGGCCTTAGTTATGACGGAAGCCCGACAACATCAATAACTGGATTAAGTCACCTAGAGGGTGAGACTGTATCGATACTGGCTGATGGAGCCACACACGCAGACAAACTTGTTAGTGACGGTGCCGTGACTTTAGACAGGGCAGCACAAAAAGTGCATATTGGATTGAATTATGATTCAATCTTGCAAACCTTACGAATAGAGGCAGGAGCTGCGCAAGGTGTTGCACAATCTAAAATTAAAAGAATAAATGAAATAACAGTACGATTACACAAAACTCTAGGCGTAGAAGTTGGCAGTGATTTAGAATCTATGGAGAATATACCTTTTAGGTCCTCAGCAGCATTGATGGATACACCAATTGATTTATTTTCTGGGGACAAAAAAATTGAGCTGCGAGATGATTATAATAGTGATGGGCATATTTTTGTAAGACAAACACAGCCATTGCCTTTGACTGTACTGTCAATATACCCAGAGCTAACAGTTTACGAAGGTTAATGCAAATTATAGCTTTTAAAGCAGAACACGGTAGATACATAGCGGAACGACGGATGAATAATGATCTTATGAAGGTTCGTCCTGAATATTATGATATGTTGGATCAGCTTGAAAAACCTGGTATGAGTTGGACAGGAATAGTTGATGATAAAATTATTGCTGCAGGAGGTATGATCAATATGTGGGGAAATGTCTATGAGGGTTGGGTGATGGCCACTAACGATATACACAAACACCCAATACAAACAGCAAGGATTATAAAAAAAATTTTTGATAAGGTTATGACTGACAATAAGGTCGAAAGATTACAAACAACGGTAAGATCAGATTTTGAAACAGGACACAAGTTTGCAAAATGGCTGGGATTACATTCAGAGGGTGTTATGAAAAAATATATGGACAACAACGATTATGATTTATATGCGAGGTTATTTTAATGGGTGATCCAGTCACAATAGCAATAGCAACAGCTGCAACAGCAGGAGCTGCTGGTCAAATTTACGCTGGTAAAGCTGCTGAGCAAGAAGGTAAAGCAAACCAAAAAATTGCAGAACGAAACGCAATTAAGGCAGAGCAAGATGCAGAACAATCAATTGCTTTAGGCAAAAGAAATGTATCTATTTTTGAAAAAGATTTTAATTCATTGCAAAGCCAAACAACAGCATCATATTTAAAATCAGGTGTTAAACTTGAAGGGACACCGATAGAAGTGTTAACAGCTATGTATGCAGAAGCTGAGCTAGAAAAAGAAATAATAATGTACAATGCAAAAGTAGATAGTGCAG